AGAATCAGATAAGATTTTTAAAATTATCGATGAAGCATTGTTTACAGAAAAATATGTTTATGACCACAAATATGAATCAGACAGCGACTTATGTTTATTTGACAATAGTGTTACATTACATAGACGCAAAGATCCAGGACATCCTAACAGATTAGCATATAGAATACAATATGATCCTTCTAATTTACTAGATAGTCCGTGGTATCCGTACAATCACTTTCCTGAATATGCAGAAAAATATAAACAACAAACACACGAACTTATAGAACTTACTGGTCTTAAGGATTTTAAACTACCATAATGAAAAAACGAGTATACCTATTTCAAGTGAACTACCAAATGGGTCACGGACAATATACTAGTCTGTGGCTTCCGTATAGCGTTGCGTCTGTATGGACATATGTAAATCAGTTTAAAGAAATACAAGATAACTTTGAAGTACAAGAATGCATTTTTATGCGTGAAGAATTTGAAGATGTATTAGCTAGATTAGATAATCCTGAGTTATGCTTGTTTAGTCACTACTTGTGGAATGATAACTATAATTTAGAATTAGCAAAGCGCATCAAAAATAAATGGCCCGAATGTATAATTATATTCGGTGGTCCGCAGGTTGATGAAATAGGGTTTAACTTTACAATGGCAAATCCTTTTGTAGACAGTATTGTAATTAATGAAGGTGAAGTAAGTCTGCATCATTTGCTAAACGATTATTTAAAAGATGATCTACGTCCGATTTATCAAATTGTAAAAAGAGTAGATCCAGCTGGGTTGCCTAGTCCTTTTGTTGACGGAGATATTTTACAAAAAGTGGTAGATGACAATCCGGGCATCAAATGGGCAACTTGTTTAGAGACAAATAGAGGTTGTCCTTTTAAGTGTAGTTTTTGTGATTGGGGAAGTTTAACGCAATCAAAAATTAAACAATTTGATCTTACAAAGGTTTACAGAGAATGGGACTGGATTGTTAATAACGGTATCGAATATGTACATATTGCAGATGCTAATTTTGGTGTATTCTATGACAGAGACAAAGAAATAGTTGATTACATAGTCAAAAAGAAAAAAGAAACAGACTATCCGCACAATGTAAGTGCTACATGGTACAAAAACAGTGCAGCAAAAATGATTGGACTTGCAAAAATACTCGAAGAAGTAAATCTTAATAAAGGATTTACGCTAAGTGTTCAAAGTATGAATGAAGAAACTCTTGAGTCTATTGAACGTAAAAATATGGAAATGTCTAAACTAGCAGATATGTATGCAGAATGTGACAAGCAAGATGTTGCATACTATACTGAATTTATTTTAGGATTACCTTTTGAAACAAGACAAACTTGGCGCGAAGGATTATGTGCTGCTATAGAAGCAGGATGTCATTTCTTTATTGATGTGCATCCTTTAGAAGTTTTAAAGAACAGTAGATTTGCAAAACAAGTAACAGAGTTTAATTACGAAGTGTTTAAGTTTACAGTTGTAATGCCTAATCAAATATCACGTATTCCTGAAATGCACAATTATGTTATTGCTAGTGAGTTTATGTCAAGGCAAGACTATATTGATAGTTGGATGTGGGCATGGAATGTGTTACATTTCCATCATTATGCGTGGACACAAGGAATAGCAAAATTTGCACGTAATCACTTAGGTATTTCTTACTTAGACTTTTATGAAGACTTGCTTGAAAATTGCATTAAAAAAGATGAGTTCTTGAATATGCTATATGAGCAACAAGAGCATCAATTAAAAGACTTTTTCTGGAATACAGAAAGTGATGTTGTATTTGATAACGATAATGTGATTGTTGTACTAAATCAAATCGAATGGCACAAAAATAGAGAGCGAGTACTTGATACTATACAAACATGGGCTAGAGAATATCTAAAAGACTTACCAAACGATCTAGTGGAAGAAGTACTTAAATTTTCTGAACTGTATCTTGTTAACAAAGAAAGAGTTGTTGACATATCCGGAGATTTCAGCTATAATATAAATGAAGTTTGTAATGAAGGTGCTACATTAATTAAAGAAGATGTGTCGTATACATTTAAAAATAAGTTAACTTGGGTAGATGATAAAGACTTTAAAGATAAACTGTTTTATAAAAATAGAAACGGATTTAGCATCCTAAAAGTGGAAAGACAAAATAATGCCGGAATACGTAAAGACAATAAAAAACTTTTGGAAACAAGAATTAGCCAGCCACAAGTATGCTAGAGTTGTTCCATTTGTTGCCAAAAACTTTGATCATTTAGATAGAGAATATTACAATAAAGATCATTTGTTACAAAGTTTTAATGAAGAACTATCCTGTGCCGATGAATTTAAAGGCGCCTTAGACGCTGTACAAGCGTCTGTAAGCTGGACTAATATACTACCTAATGTAATACTACCTACGCATAAAGATACCTTTTATACGCTACGACAGGAGCATAATGTAGAATTAGATGACTGTTTTCGTTATTTAATTTTTTTAGAAGACTGGGTATTTGGACATTATGTAGGTTTTGAAAAGAAAAACATCACACACTGGAGAGCTGGTGATGTGTGGAAATTTACAGGACATGAAATGCATTACGGAGTAAATGCAAGCAATGTTCCGTTTCATACTTGTCAAGTGAGTACGTTTGAATGAAATTTGGAATCTTAGGCTACGGATATGTAGGCAAAGCAACACACAAAGGTTTGCTAAAAGATGAAAAGTGCATAGTGTACGATACTATGTTTGATGTAGATAAAAGTATTATCTACGAAGCAGACACTGTTTTTATATGTATTCCTACAATTACAGATAAAGATATTAATATTATTATTGACGAGATTAAAGACCTACAAGAACACAATCCCGATGTGCAAATTGTTATACGCAGTACATTGCCTTTGGGTGCATGTGATAAAATACAAGTAGAAGTAGGACCTATTATCTATATTCCAGAATTTTTACGTGAACGCTATTGGGATACAGATTGTTTAAAACGTCCTTTAGTTGTAGGCTGTGACGTTGCGAACTTTTTACCAGACTGGCTATTGGAAGAAGAAATACACGAGTGTTGTACTAACGAAGCAGAGCTAGTAAAGATGTTTGCTAATAACTTTGCTATAATGCGTATTGCATTTGCAAACGTATTTTATGATTTATCTGAAAGCGTAGGTGCAGATTATAATGTCGTAAAAGATATGTTTTTTAAAATACAACAAGATCAAACATACATGGAAGTACCAGGACATGACGGTACAAGAGGTTTCGGCGGCAAATGCTTGCCCAAAGACTTAGACTTTCTTATCGAAACATTAGATAAACACAATATAGATCAAAATTGGTTTAAGCACATTAGAGAGTTGAACAAGGGATGGAAAGAAAAGTTCTAGTAACAGGCGCCAGCGGACTAATTGGCAGAGAACTATGCAAGCAACTTATAAAAGATTTTTATGTTGTTGCACTAGATAATGGGTTTAGATCTACGGCTATACCTAAGTGTAATGAATTTATAAAAGAAGATATTAATACATATGTATCTTACGTAGCCAATGACTTTGATTACATCTTTCATATGGGAAACATAAATGGTACAAAGTATTTCTACGAAATACCTAATAAACTTATAGAAAATAATATACGTGCAGACTTTTCTATATTTAAATTTGCAGAGTTAAACACTAGCTGTAAGCTAATATACGCTTCGTCTAGCGAAGTTGTAGCAGGTACAGACACTTATCCTACAGTAGAAGAAACAGACGTTACAATACGCAATATACAAAACCCTAGATGGAGTTATAGACTAGGCAAACTCGTAGGTGAAAACTATCTTGCTAATAGCTCTATAGATAATCTTATAGTAAGATTCTTTAACGTATACAGTGAACATAGTTTTAGTGGACATTTTGTTGCAGACATTGCAGAAAAGATTAAGAATGACAATTATGAACTTATTGGTGCAAATGAAACTCGTAGTTTTTGTTATGTCGAAGATGCTGTTGACGCTGTAATTAATTTAAAAGATGTTTCGAACGAAGTCATTAATGTAGGTTCTGATGAAGAAATACAAATATTAGATGCTGCAAATATTATTGCAGAATCTTTAGGCAAGTTAAATGTACCTTGGATTATTAAAGAAGGACTTACTGGAAGTGTAAAAAGAAGAAACCCGGATGTAAGTTTACTTAAAAAACATTACCCCGGGTTTAAACCTCAAAAATTTAAAGATGTATTAGTTAAAATAGATCTTGCCAAGTAGTGCCATCATAACACTGTGCTTTATTAGTTGAAGCAAGATAAATCATCATTCCAGCTGCTGGTGCAGTAATAGCTGCATCTCTTGCTGTTGGATCAGCATATGTAAATAAAGTTGCTGCGCCAAAGAAATTTGTTTGCTGTGCTGAATTAACAACTATACCTGGAACAACGTTACCTGTTCCGTCTCCAACACCAAAGATAAGTCTTCCTGGAATACCGCCTGCTAATGGAGTGTCGTCTACCTGGGCACTCATTGCTGCTACACCCGCTGATGCGCCATTTGCGTCAGCACCAAACCACGAAAGTGTAACTACTTCGTCGTCTGCTTGTAATGCAGCTGGAGAACCTTGTGTTCCTCTTGATCTTTGAAGTATTAGCTGTTGTCCAACATCACTATCATTAAAGCCTTCGATATTAAACAATGCATATGCATCATCAGCACTGCCGTCTGTAATTATTCTTATGCCTGCTTTTTCACCGTCTCTGTTATCACCTTGTAATAATATTGTACTTCCGGAAAAAACACTTGTAGTTATTTCTTCATTGTTAATACGTCCAACAATAGTACTTGATGTATCATCAATAATTATAGACGAATCACCTCCGAATACTGTTCCTTGTATAGAACCGTAAACATCGCCTACTACTCTACCAAAGTGTGTTCCGTTAGTGTTTCCGTAAAATGCACCGTTTGCAGTAATATCTCTACCAGTAATGTCAGCAGCTGGGATATTGGTATCGCTACCAATAACTACACCATCTAGTGTACCGCCTGAAATCGTAGCACTATCTGCTTCAAGTTGTGTAAATGTTGATGTTCCTGTTGATGCAATATCACCTTGTACATCGCCTGTAACATCTCCAACAAGATTACCTTGTATAGAACCAGTAGCACTAATAATTGTTGCACTTAATGTATCAGTTAACGAATCGTAAATTATTGTACTGTCTGTACTAACAATTTGTGAGGTAGAAATAGAATCAGCAGTAAATTGTCCTGAAATTTCGCCGCCTTCTGCAAATATAGCATTCCATCTTCTGTTAGTAGACCCTAAGTTGAATTGTCCGTCTAGTGCTGGTCTAAGTGAGGAGTTAATCACACCAGCTACATTGACTACATCTGCATCTTCGTCACCTAAGTTAATTGTACCTGTTGCAGTAATAGTACCATCAATATTAATATTACCTACGCCGACAATGTTATTGTTATTTAGGTCTAAGTTGCCACCCAATTGTGGAGATGTATCACCGACAACTTCTGTAAAAGCATCTGCATCTGTTGGTCCTACCAGTACACCTCCAACTGTAGCACCGTCACCGACAAACAACTTTTTAGTATCTGTTGTGTATATCAGTTCACCTTGTAACGGTGTTACAATCAATCTATCTGCATCTGGACCACGTCTTACTAGTAAAGCCATGTTTATTTAACTCCTGGAATCATTTTATTATATGTATTTATGCCAGATGTCAGAAAGCTACTTCCTTTTCTTTAGGAACTTTCTTGTTCTCTGTTGTATATCTTTTTTTAATCGAGGTGTGTCAAGACGGAAGTCTATATTAGTAATATAGTCTTCGTATTCTTTGAATAAGTCTTCTAGGATATCTTCTAACGGTTCGTCTGGGCTATTTTCTTTAGTTTTATTAAGATCGATATCCCAGACCTTACCGTCATTAAATGCAACAATAACAGAACTTACATAATCCAAGGGGATTGCTTGCACATCTAAATCTGCAAGTACTTCTGGCCAATGTTCTACTACTTCTGAAGGTAATCCTTTATCGGATTTTTTAGACACTTTCTGCTGTTTTACTCTTCGCCTGGGCTTTCTTCTTAGTAGGAACAAGTGCTTCAGCTTGCTCTCTTAATGATTTTGCTTCTTTAAATAGTGCATCTGCTTGCGAACGATATTGTGCAGCCAGCTCTTCGTCTGACAATGGTTGTTCGTCTATTGTTTGTACATCATCAAGATATACATTTTCTGCTGGTGCTGGAGTTGCTTCTGGTGTTACTGCTGGTTGATCATTAGTACCTGAAGGCTTAATAGCTAAATCAGCAACACTTACACCTTTTTGCTCTGCAATGATTTCGTTTAGTTTGTCTAGCATAACAGTTGTCTTTGTGTCAGGCGTCATTTCTACACTGGTAGTTGGAACTTTAATCATTTTACCAGTTGTATGAAATCCTGCTAACATGTTTCTTCCGTCAGGCAGACGAGTACGTGCCATAGCTTCTGCTAATTCGTATGCACTTTGTCCAGCATCAGATTCTACTAACTTTATTAAAGCGTCATGTTCTTCTGCCATTAAATTTTCTGTAGTTACTACGATTGCATTTTCGGGTTCGTTTGGAACCACTCTGTATGCAACAATAACTTTTCTTTTATTAGACGCAATGCGTCCTATATGTTTGATAGCCATATTATGCTCCTTGTTGCTCCGCCGGTTGCGCAGCCTGTTGTTTTTGGATTTCACCTAGAAATGCTTCTAGTTTTCCATATGTATTACCTACAACAGTCATTTCATTTGGCTTAAATGCACCACGTTGACTTGCAACGTCGATAATTTGTTTTAAGGCTGCCAAATCTTGGACTGTTAACTCAGCACCGGTTGCTTCAGGTGCAGGTGCTTCAGTTGTTTCAGGTGCTTTTGCTTCTTCGCTCATTATTATCTCCTGTAGTTAATTAAATGCGCTGTTAATATATTTACACATATTTCAAGTGAGGACATGCCAAAGTGAAATAAACACACTCTTTTGGGTTTTCGAATCCTACTTTTATATATGTTTCTAATTGATTGTCTTCGCTGATTATGAGAGAATCGTTTATATAAAATCTTCCTTTTAGATTAAACTCTATCCATTTGCATAAAGAATCTTCAAGATTAAATTTCTTAGGCATGGTAATATATTCGAAATGTTCGATAGGAGTATCGACTCTACGTAAGCCAAACAGATTTAAAGGATTTACTTTATTGTTCTTCATGCCGCATCGTAGTGTACAGTAGTTCCGAAAGGTGCTTGTAAATTTTTGTCAGCATGACTGTGAATAAGAAATACGGTATCACAGTAATCTTCTTCGCCCCAGCTATCCCAAGCATAGCCATCTGTAAACATAATAAATTTCTTAGGTTGAATGTCGTTGTCTTTCATGTACTGCCAGTTCACCATAAAGTCAGTACCGCCGCCTCCGGCAATCTCATATTCTGTAATTTCTCTACCATCGTCAGCACTAAAGTCATCTTCATTATAAACTTCAGTATCAAAGCACCAAATTTTAATATTATAGTCTTTGTATTCGTCCATAATACCTTTAACTTCTCCTAAAAAGTCTTGTGCTTGAACGTTACCAATTGAGCCACTCATATCTAAACTAATTGCAACATCGATAGTAGTATCAAAATTCATACCCGGTAATACTGCACCAGTGTGCCAGCCTTTGCGGCTAGGACGCATAAATGTGTAGTCGCTTTTGATAGTGCTTTGGATTTGCTGACGTAGTATTTCACGCCAATTCATTTTAGGCTCTGTAATTTCTTTGATTAAACGTTCAACGCCTGCAGGCACATTACCAGCGCCAGCTGCCTGTGCCGCATTAATCATTGCTTCTTTGATTTCGTCTTTGATTTGTTTTAGCTCACCTTTTGTATATTTTGCAGGTTTTTTGCTAATTTTGTTGCCGTTAGCATCGACGCCTTCTTCGCCTTCTTCGCCTTGATCACTTTCGTTGTCAAGATGTTCATCGAGCATTTCGCCTTCGTTTTCTAATTGCTCAAGAAGTTCTTGTAATTCTTCACCACGTTTTTTAGCGTCTTCAAATAGTTTATCGTAAATTTCTTCAGAAGTATCTAAGTCATATGTGAAGTCTTGGAAACAGTCTACAATCTTAGGTTTCTCGCCAATACGATCTCGTACAAGCAAGTTATTAACTTTGTAGTCTGCGGCAATGTTATACAACATTGGATGACGATCACCCCGACGTCCTAAGTGATCAAATACCATGTGTAGTATTTCGTGTGCAACAACAAACTCAATTTCTTTGTTTGACATTGCATTAAAGAACTGAGTATTGTAATAAAGATTTCTGCCATCTACTGCGGCGGTCATTAACCAGTCATCTGCGGCTAAAATACGCAAACGAGTTGCCATATTACCAAAGAAAGGATGGCGCAAAAGTAAACCGATTCGAGCAGTAATGATTCGATCCATAACATCTACACGCATTTCTTCTAACTGCTCTGGTGTAATGTTTGGGTCTGGTTGCCAATGCTTTAATTTAGTTTGAGTGTCTTTAGTACTCATTTGCATTACAACATAATCTGATATAAAATCTAACATACTTTTGCCCTTTCCTAACTATACATATATTATAGCAATATTTAATAGATTTGTCAAGACCTATTATGCTGCCGCTTTAATATACTTACCGTAACGTGAATAAAACTCATCAAAGCATTCTACTTCATCGGGATCGATTGGAAGTGAGTATTGTGTAACAGCAAGTTTAACACCCATAACAACTAATTCCGTGTCAAAGTTATCCATTGCAAAGCGTAGGAAGTTGTTGACTTTGTCATCAAACGACTTATCTTTCTTTTCATCTGCTTCTTTAAGCTCGTAGCATAGTGATACAGTCAATGAGTACATTGCACTAATTTCTTGCGTTCTAAGTTCTTTTACTTTACCTTCAAGAATGTCTGTTGGGTTAGGCATAGAACTTGCAACTTTACGATGTGCCATAAACTTAACAGCAATACCTTCGCCAACTGAACCTGCAACAAGATCTGTTGTTGTGTTTTCATCAACATCATCTTCAAGTAGTTCTGATACAAACGACCAACTACGAGGTGTTGCAAACGAACGGCTTGGTGACTTCGGATCAAAGTCGTACAAGTCTTTCTTAGCAAATGTAATGTAACCTAGTACGTCTTTATGAATACGGTTATCAGCAGCCCACTGAAACCAGTCATCAAAGTCAACACGTAACTCTAAGTGAACAAAGCGGTTAGCAAGTGGAGCAGGCATACGGTAAGTAACACCTTTGTCTGCTTCGCGGTTACCTGCCGCAACAATCATTACATTGTCTGGAAGGTTATAACTACCAACTCGACGATTAAGAATAAGTTGATAAGCTGCCGCTTGTACAGCCGGCGATGCTGAGTTCATTTCGTCTAAGAACAAAACGATATGTTTAAATTGTTTTGCCATTTCTTCGTCTGGAAGTTCTACTGGCGGTGCCCATTTCATTGTGTTATCGTTTGCGGCATAATAAGGCATGCCTTTAATATCTGTTGGATCCCACAAAGACAGTCGAATGTCAATAAGATGTGAGTTTTCGAAAGAGTTAGTAATCTGTTCAACAATGTCAGATTTACCAATGCCTGGAGGTCCCCATAAAAAGATAGGACGTTTTTTCTGCATTGCAAGTTTAATGCTTGTTTTAGCAGCGTTTGGACTAACTGTACGAGTTACTTCTGACATAGTATATTTCCCTCTGTTTTTCTAACTATGTATATATAATACGTTCAATAGCATCAAATGTCAACCGTTTTTAGTAGAAAGATCTTGTTTTAAAACAATAACTTAGGAATTTTCTTGTCTTTTCATGGCCTTTATTAAGCCATATTTTCTTACATCGCCACTAAAAAGTGTTAGTTCTACTGCCTTTCGTTGATCAGTAACTACAATACTTCGATTATTTAAGTAGTACGGACAGTTTATAAACTTATCTAAAAACACTATTATTTGTGCAGTAATTATCATATCTGGCGGATATGGTATATCATAGACTTCTATGCCTATATCTTGTAATACATTGTATCCAGCTTCTGTTAAACGTAATCCTCCAGATGACTTTGTTCGAGTGTTTTGCCACCAGAGATACATATACTGTTGTACAGTTGCTTCGTCTGTACTTTTTTCTAACTGTTTTAGAAAAACTTTAGTGTATGTCTCTTTCCAATTCATAATAAATATTAACTACGTATATAATATATTTATGTAAGGCAGTATAGTATGCAGTATATTTGGAAAGTTTGGGAAAAAGAAATGCATCTTAGCGAAGCATGTAAGTGTTATTCTGATATATTAATACTAAGTCCTGAAGAAGCTCAAATAACTAGATTTAATACAAAAGAATTAAAAAAGAAAAAGATAACTGCGGTAATGGGCGGCTATGATTCTAAGTGGTATAAAACATATTTTAAATCAAAAGTAAACTTACATCTTTGGCCTAATTTCTTTTTGTATCATATGATAGCAATGAACAAAGAATTTGACACACCAGATACAGAAATCAAATATCTTTTTACTTGTTTAAATGCTAGACCGCATTTACATAGAGTAATAATGCTTGACACTTTAAAAAAATATAATTTATTAGATACAAACATATATTCTTGGAACGATAAAGACCCAAAGAATGTTAATAAACATTTTAATGACTACGTTCCTAAGTATTGGAGATACAAACACGTTACAATTGATAATTATAATCAAGACCCTGAAGTTAAGTTAAGAACATTGCCCTTAGAAGTGCATCAAAGTTTAATTAATCTAGTTACAGAAACTTTTACTGATGTTCCTTTTATAACTGAAAAGACATATAAGAATTTTATTTTTGGAAAGCCTTTTTTAGTTTTCGGTTTTCCAGGAATACATAATCATCTAAAATATATGGGGTTTAAATTGTACGATAGTATTATTGATTATTCGTTTGATAAAGAACAAGATGATATTAAAAGATGCAATATGATTGTAGAGCAATTAGCTAAGTTGTCAAATAAAGATTTAAACGTTCTAAATCAACAAATGAAAGAGGTTACAATATATAATAAACAACATGCAATAGATATTGTAAAATCAGAAATAGGCATCCCTGATATAGTTAGAGACTATCAAAAATATATAGATATTATAGATAAAACTAAAATTAATCTTCAGACTCTATAGTTCCAGAAGTTAAACGATATACTTCGAACTCGTCTGTGTTGAACATGTCGTTAAGTTTTTTTGCTAAATTGTGTGCATGTCCTGGGTTTGAAAAACTTGTCTTCTTATACTTAGGTCCGGGGTAGTTTGTAAGAATATTTGAGCTTTTAAGATTAAATGGCTCACTTCTATAAAATACAGCCCATATGGCTTCTGACTTTAAAACTTGTTCGCTTTTGTATGTCTTCTTATCGATATTTTCAAGAAGCACCGTTGGTTTAGGTCTGCTCATAAATGCGTATCCTTTAAATAATATACGCATATATTTATCTCTTTTAGAGGTTATCTACGTAGTTTACTTCCAATCAGAAGTAGTGCTGCCTAACTGTACTACTACAGTTTCGTCTTGATTTTGCTTCTGTTGAAGAAGTTTTTCTAAATCACCGTTTAATCTAGCCATAACTTCTCCTAAAGCAAACGCAAGTCGTTTAGATGTTTGTATATCTAATTTAATTTCTCTTGCATTTTTAGCATCTGCAGATTTTACACTAGCAATAAATTGTTGTATAGGTTGTGTATTAATAGGATCCATTTAATAACTCCGGTATAAAATGTTTTGCAATTAGCTCATGAACTTCAGTAGTATAATGTTCTTCGTCTAACTTCATGTCTTCGATATTAATATTTAAGTTTTCTTGGATCCATACATTAGCTGGTGTCCTAAAAACCTTAGTATTAGGTAAGTTTGAGTAAGTTTTAAAATTATCAGGAAATTGTACACGATCGTTTATACGCCATACATATACAGGAACATCACTCATAAAGTCTATTAAAGCAATATCCTTACAGTATTCTTCGTGTTTAAGATGTGTACCTACTTCAGTATGAAACTTCATGTGCATATAGTTAGTATCAAAGCCTGGCCAGTCATATCCACCGTTTAGTTCGGGATAACCTTCATCATACATACCAATACTTTCCCATTTTGCCTTTTCGTTCCACTCTATGGCTTTATAGTCTTTAGTATTAAAGTCGTCGTATAAAATATATTTTTCGTCTTCTTTGTATGTACGAGTAAAATGGTCTACATCTAGCTGTCTAAACTGTAGATCTGTATTATTACCCATTATCCATCTATCCCAGTACGTAGATTGAATTACAATACCAGAAACTAAATGGTTATTAAGAACGTGTTTAATCCATCTCGGATATTTGTTATTAGGCGCACCTGAAGAAGAATAGATATAGCACTGCTGATCTGCTAAAGATTCAGCATAAATTTGTGCATAATTATTATCGTCCCATATATGCTTATCGCCTGTTGTAGGATCTTGCCAAAAACCGTTTGTATGACTACATCCTACAAATAACAAATTACCTTGCATTTGCTTTACTTAGTTCCTGGCGCATTTCTAAATCTGTTTTAAATGGACCTCGAGTTTCGTAACGTTCTACAGTGATGAGTTTAGGACAAAAAGATTTAACCCAACCTTTTTCGAATTTAATAATAAAATATCCTGCACAATACAGGCTCTTAGACTTTTCACTTTTTGTAAAAAGAGGTAACTTAGCTTGAACATTAAACAACGGATTATAAGGTGTACAGCTAGTAGGATAGCCATATACTTCTTTATCTGCATCGTTAATTGTTGTTTTATTATCTTTAACCCAATCAATTTCGCCTAAGTTGTTTTTAAGATGTTTTGCATTTTTAAAAAATACTGTACCTTTAGTATTAGTAAACATAAATTGTTTCTCTTCATTAACGGTTAGAGTTCCTACACGTTCGCCCTGAGATTCAACAATCCAAAACTTGTCTTTTAATACTTCTTTTGCATTTACTGTCATTTAATATACCTCGCTTGTAAAGGAACTGAATATTGTTGTGCTTGATCTGCAATACGTTGCATATCCCACTTAGCGCAGAATTTCATAAGACGCATACCAACTTGTGTAATGTCTTTAGGTTCTACTTCTTTAACTGTATTATTAATTATCTCTCTTATTTCTGCTGGCTGTGCAGATAAGTCACATAGTGTTACATTGCGGTTGTAGTCGTCCAAAACACGGTGCTCAACACCATTATGATCAACCCAACGCTGTAGCATAAGATTATTCCAGTTATAACCTTTCGTGGACTTATCGTCAAATGCTTCCAATAAGCCAACTTTATTCTTTGTACCTTTCTTTCGAACGCCCGGATAAGCGGAGAAAACATTGTCACTTGTATCACCTCGCATACATTTTTCAAACAACATATATTCAGGATTAGGTGCTGCCTTAGGCTCACCTGTCTTTTTATCTACTACAGGCTTACCTTTGTCGTCAAAGTAACCTTCGTGTGTAATTGTAACGTTTTGTATACCGTTGTACTGACGTACATTAGGAGCAATTAGTTGTGCAAAGTCACCGTCGGTACTGATAATAACATGATTGTCATTAGGATGTGCTTGCACCCAGCCAGCAATTAAGTCATCTGCTTCTAGTTGCGGATGACGCATAACTGTACAGTTAGTCTTAGTACTAACAAAGTCTTTAAACTCGTCAAAGATTTCCCAAAACACAGTATCTTCTTCTTGCTGTGCCGGAGTCATTGCGTCTCGTGTTTCTTGTCTGTTACGCTTATAAGGCTCGTAGTAGTCTTTACGCCAGCTACGTCCTTCTAAGCAGAAAACAACATGATCTGCGTCGAAGTCTTGCCATGCCTTTTTAACACCACTAAGCGTAATGTGTAATGCCATACCTACCTTTGTATCAATGTCGCCACGTACTACGTGTCGAGCTCTAAAGAAAGTGTTAGCAGTATCTACAAGTATATAAGTTGCCATATGTTATTGCCTATATTATCAGTTACAATATACATTATTGCATATATATTTTAATTTGTCAACCAAAATTATTCATAATCTCTTGGTTCATAAATGTCTCAAGATTTGGATTATTTTTCCAAGATTCAATGCCTGGTAGTCTTAAATCAAATGCAATACTTAATCTTAACTGCTCTTTTTCATTCTTATTAACACCGTGCGGAACATAGCTTGGAAACAATGTTAGTCCGCCTTTTTTGTTTTCAGCAGGAAAAATTTGTGTGTCGTCAATTGGAGCTCTATAATATGTAGTGGTATGCGGATAATCATCTAAATGCATGTTGCCACTTAGATATACATCAGGACCTGCACCGTGTTTATGTTCGTCAATACCATGTCCTTGACGAACGATATTATACCATAATGTCATTTCTAATTCTTGTACTTCTAGATGTTCTAAATGACAAAAATTTAAATAACTAGCTCTTAAAAAATTTAAAAGATCGTTTAACTCAGGACATTCGTTTGCAAAGTCAAATAGGTTGTATAAACTAAATCTGCTTGTAACACTATCTTCTCCTAATCCTGTAGCAGCATCATGGTGAGTTTCGATAGCTAATATTCTAGGTTCGATTTCAATTAAAAAATTTCTAATTTTATCAATTTTTTCTACGTCATTCCATTGAGTTTGAAATATGGGAATATCCCATTGAGGGCTAATATCTGTAATAGGGTGTAAACTTTTTAATCTTTCTACAATCATGAAACTTCGCTTTTACCTTTATCAATCGGAACAACATTTATGTAGCCCATATTTCTATCGGTAGCTTGGCCATCTTCGTCTAGCATTTGCATTACAATAGTTCTAAACCAAGCGTCTACAATTTGTTCTTGTGTTTCGCCTTTGTATCCAGCATCAAGTAACTGTTCAATAAACTCGTTATTCCAGTCGAGCTCAAAGAAACCGTTTCGAATGTTATCTGGATTAATTTGTGTGTCTAAAACAGCAACCCAAGGTTCGCCAGCTTTTGTAGCAGCTTCTTTTTCTGCGTCTAGTGCTTCTCGACGAATATCTTCTTGTGTCTTTACAACTTCAGGTTCTTGTTCTTCGACAATCTTAGGAGTAACTCCTAAAAGTTGTTTAATCTTTTCCCATTGTGTCATAGTCCTGCCTCCCTGGCACGTTTTTCTAAGTCTACATCTAGCTCTTTATCTTTAGTAATAGGAGCAGTCATAGCCTTTTGATGTTGTTTATTTTTATACACGATCTTAGGTCCCCCATGCATTTCCGAATAATGATATGTGGAGTCTTGGGGTAAATCGCCATCCTCTTTCCATACACGCTTCGGCAACGTCTTTAACATTGAGACTGTATTCTTCACTGCGTCCGCCCAGCGGCATAAGATATACCGGACATTGAACCCCGGCGTCTCTGTAAGCGTCCACAGCTCTTGTAACTTCGTCAAAGTCATCTTGAGTAGCCACAACAAACTTAAGATAAATGTCACTGCCGTCAACAAGGCTGTACTCGCGAGCAACATTAGGCAATATAGCAGTTTCCCAAGGTTCTCCTGAGACACTAAGTTTTGGGGAACAACTCCAAGTGACTTCAAATCTGTTTTGATCTGTGAGATAGTTGTAGAAGTCGTCATGTAAAGATTGTGTAGTATTTGTTTCAAATGTAACATTTTTTAAATCCTGCATCTTTGGATGCTCAAATAAATCAATATAAAGCTTCTGCCATGCAAGCAAAGGCTCACCACCAGTCATGATCAAATGAATATCTTGACCGTTATCTTGCGTCCATTTACCATTTGGAGTAAGTGATAGCAAGTGTTCAACAACTTCGTCTACTTCTTTAAGCATATTAAAATGCTTAAATTCAGGATAGATACTTGCATAAGTGTCGCAGCCTGTATGTATAATAGGTAAGTCGTTAAATTCTTTTGTAGTCTTATGAACATCTTTAGCAATTAGATCTGCAACTTCGGCATTATGTTTAATGCCTTCTTTGTGAAGTGTCCAACGATCCTTTGTTTCGCCAGTACCAAAGTTCATACAGCGGAAGTTACAACCAAATGTACGTAGGAATACACTAGGTACTCCTACAAACTTGCCTTCGCCTTGCACACTGTAAAATGCTTCACTATAGCGTAGTTTCATTAAAATATCTCCTCTGCAATGCCAATAAATTCTGCAATAGCAAATAGTAATGCAAACAGAACTAATGAGCCAGTGGCTGCGGCAACTAGACATGCTCCTAATCTAATAATACTTTTCACCATGCTTAAATAAAAATGTGTTTTACCCGGATCTTTATTTAACATGCGAACTCCTGTTGCAGTTTAATGTTATCAAAAAACTCTTTCTTTGTACCAGGGTCGTCTTTAAACGCACCTTTTAGTACAGTTGTTTGTGTAAGTGAACTATGTGCCATAATGCCACGATTCTCACAACAGCCGTGTGTTGCTTGAATATAAACACCTAAGTGTTCTGCACCTGTTGCTTTAGCAATCTCACGTGCAATATCATTTGCAAGTTCTTCTTGCAGTGTGCCACGTCGAGCGCACCACTGTGCAATGCGTGTGTACTTAGATAGTCCGATAAGTTTTTCTGCGGCAATAATACCAATGTATGCTGTACCAGTCACTGGCTGGTGATGATGCGAACACATTGATTTTAGTTCTGAACGAACAACTAACATACCTTCGTAGCGTTCATCTGAATCATTTGGAAATGCTGTTGCACTTGGAATAGGATCATAACGTCCTGCCATAATCTCATTAAAATACATTTTAGCAAGACGTCTTGCTGTACCTTGTGAGTTAGGATCATTATGTCGATCAATAACTAGTGCATCTAGTACACCTTCAAATGCTTCGGTTGCATCTTCAATAAGTGCTTCTTTGTCGCCTGCTTGTAAGACTTCTGAAATATTATCGCCTGCCCAATAGCGAATGTTTGCATCTTGCAAACGGGCTGTAATTTGTTTTGCTTTGCTCAATTTTATTCTCCGAGTTAAAGACGAGGATGTCTTATTGTTTAAGTATACATGATTATTTAGGTCTTGTCAACCTTTTCTTTCCAAAAGAAAGTTGAAATACTAAATCTATATTTGGGTGCAGTTGGACTTGGTCCGTTGAATCTATGTACAAGTTCACCATCAAACACAACCATTCTGTTAGGAGTATACGGTAATGCACAAATTATGTCTTTGCCGTTTTCGTCATAAAACATAGTTTCGCCGCTCCATCCATCTTTCCATTCTTTATTAGCATAATATAAGATGACATCTTGATCTTTATGTATATGATGTGTATGAGAGTCGGCTATAGTATCGCAATTAATAACAGTTTTTTCTATAGCACGTTCTTTAAATTCTTGAAACGGTTGTGCTTTTGTTAATATATTTAAAAAATCATTTAAACTGTCATTTGTGTGTGCATGTTCCCACATATCTGTAGTAATTTCACTATGAAAATATGCTTCTTTTTCAAATACACTATCAGCCCAGCCAATCTGATAAGGAGCATTCATGCATTTACCGTATAAAAGGGTTTGATCATCCCAATTGAATACATTGTCATAGACTTTTATTTGTGGGTGAGGCTGACTAACTTGTAACATTCACTAATCCTTGTATATAAGGTATATATTCTTTACCAATTATTTCATGTATATGTTTTGGATAATGTTCGCCGTCTATGGTATCATCCTCAATATTTAGATCTTTGTGTTCTAGAACCCAATTTTTAGCACTTTGTTTAACAATATTAATGTTAGTTAAGTCACCATATAAATTAAACTCTTCAGGCATGTATACTCTATCATTAATCCTCCATAAATGACACTGAATGTTGTGTTCTTTACATAGAGTATTGATAATATATAAGTTACTTAAATATTCTCTGTATTGTAAATGTGTAAGACTTTCATGATACAGCCGAGTATACGGATATTTTTCATGGAAAGGAGCCCAGTCTGGACTTATATCATGCGGATCATATGTTAACCCTTTAAACTGCTCGAACAGTTCTTTCCTACATTGTTCGACTAATTCTACATGATCGTCAGTGTGTTTCCAATCAGTATAATATTTGATACGTGGATTCCTTGGACATACATATCTATCATCTAAAAATAAATCACTTTTGGTGCCATCACCGTATTCGAGCGTACGACTAGCAGCCATTAGCCATCTATTCCAGTAAGTAGACTGAATAAACACATGATCAACATTGTGTCTGTCTATAATAGATTTTAACCAAATAGGATATTTTTGATTAGACGCACCTGGTAATGCATAAACAACTACATCCTTATTAAAATGCATTGAGTATACATCTGCATAATTATTATCTTGCCACTGCTGTACCTTTTCGTCTATACAAACGTATCCTGTTGTATGACTATCTCCCAAAAACGCAGTAACAGACATTATGCATCCTCAAGTGCATTATATGCCTCAGTTGTTCCTTCTGACAGTTTAGTATAGTCACCTTTACCTGGAACACAGTGTCTAATACCGCCTGCAGGATTTTTGCAATCATTATTTCTACGGAAGATCAAGTGTACATGGGGATACATGCAAGTTTGTCCTGCACTTTGCCCCATATTAATACCTACATTATAGCCTGTAATATTGTTTGCAAGACTAGATACATTTTGTTCTCCCATAGAAACAGCAAACTTAAAGCATCTCATTAGATTATCCTCGTGGTTTACTTTTGGAACAACAAGTGTATGTCCTTCGGTTACTGGATATTTGTCGTTGTAAACAACAAAATCTCTAGTATCAAGCTCAACATCTGTCCAAGGAGCTCGTCCGTCCTTTTGTGCTTGTTCTAATGTATCAAGATACATAAACTTCCTCCTCGATATATCGTTTTAATTCTTTATCTTCTACATCATTTGGAATATCATTTTTGTAAAAGATTCTATAGCTGTCACTACCGTACTTACCAATGCCACAGAGTTTAGTAGCATCTTCTCCGTCCCAATCTAACCACTGTTGTGACATTTTGTAAATGCGTTTTGCACGAACATTTTGCATACCCAACGGCTTTAGCATTTCTGCAATTTCGTCTACAGTTGCAAATAGTAGAAATCCAGCAGTAGGCCAGCGTTTAAAGAATTCTTTTAGTACAGGCTTAGTTTGACGCCTGTCTACTTGATTTAAACAGATGACACCAACCATATGCTGCCAGCTATCTTCAACTTGCTGTTGTACCATCAAGTCGTCTCTCATTGTCCTACATTCTCCCAAGGGTAAACAAGCCAAACATCTTCTTCTGCTTTGTTTACTTCGTGTACTGAGTAATTCACTCCGCCAAACTCGCTTGATAAGTTTTCTGTAATAACTGCAAAGCGGACATTGTTACCCCATACAGTATTCCAATTAGGATTGTCAGGTAAACAAGAGCTTTGCCAATCTTGTTTAATCCAATTAAATGTTGCACCAGTATCGTTTATATCATCTACAATTAAGATATTTTTCTTTTCAAAAGAATCACTAGTTTTGTAATCATGCCCTGAAATATAACCAAACGCATCTTCACTCATCCAGCAGTTACTTTCACTACCGTGTCCTTCTCTATCGTCACGCAAGCTAACCTTTAGTGCTTCACAACGAATGTTTAACATATTACTAAGAATAGTTGCAGGAACATTGCCACCTCTTGTAATACCTACAATGTAGTCAGGCTTCCAGTTGTCGTTATACATTTGTAGTGCAATGTTTAGACATGCTCTTTCGATGTCTGCCCAATCATAATATTGTTTTTTAATCATCTTCATTCCTTAGAAATTTAAATGCTATTGTATGTCTATGTTTGTCATAAAACGAAGTTGCTGAATGCAAAACATCACCATTAAATATTACTAGCCTATTAGGAATAGGAGCAATAGAAATCATAATAGGCATATCTTCGCCTTGTGTTTTTATTATACTATCAAATTTATTTTCTGTAAAGAAAAATTTTGTTTCGCCACCATCATTTAACCCCCAATTTTGATTAGGATAGTATAAGACTGTATATGTTGTAAAGTCGTGATGAAAATATGTTCGTTCATTTGGAGCATATAAATTAACATATGAACGATCAAGGTAACAATCTTTTAAATTATCAAAATGTTGTAGTTTAGAGTACAATGATTTAAATGTAACACTGTCGATTGGTAATTCGCTTACAAGACCACTCGGCGGAGTATTTGACTCGTCTGTTTCGCCTAACAAAAATTGCAGTGAAGACAGCTCTTTTTCGATTTGATGGAACTCACTTACAGAAAGGAACTGATCGTATGTTTGGATAAATCCATTAGCATAATCAGTAACAGTCATTCTCCTTTTGCACCTCGTGCTAAATATTCTTCGTTGTGTATCCAACGGTATCCTTCACGCTGTACAAAACGCATAAAGCCCCACTCTTTTTGTTTACGTCCCATAAAGAACAAACTCCAGCACGGAATCTCATTACCGTCTGCATCTTTAGCAAGTTCTAACCAATGCAAATCATCTGCTGAACGCATACGGAAGTGTCCTGGTCCACGCCATACTCGTGTAGCACCGCATACATTTCCTTCTTGTGAAATAACTGGGATATGTTCCCAGTACCCGCCTTTTAAAATAAATGTAGCATATCCCCAAGGATGATCGTGCAGTGTAGGTTCATCGCTTACAAGAACTTTGTGTAGTGTAATGTTAAAAGGAAAGCGTTTACGTTCTTTTAAAAATACATAATAACGGATAAGGTAAGGTACCTTTCCGTCTCTATCTGTAATTACTCGACGTCTGCCGAGCTTGTCCATTAATTTAGAAAGGAATTTCGTCATCGTCATTTCTGCCTTTCCAGTCTTGATGTACCATTGCATATATTGTTTTAAATTTTTCGTATGCTTGTGCTAGTGCAGGATAGTCATTGCACATATCTTCTACTTTAGAAACACTCGGCATATGATCTTCAAACTCAACCGGTTCATTTAATGTAATACTGTATGGTTCAACATTATCCCATTCGAACTCGCTACCTATTGTAGTGGTTGTAATTGAACTTATATCAATAGTGTCTGTCATATAGTCATTCATATTAATAGTAACATTATCACCAGTATTATTTACAAAATCGTCCAACTTTAAATCACTTATATCGATAGTAAAACTATCATCCTTTGATTGCGTCATACAATGCTGCTCCGCTAAAAAATTCTTTGTTTAACTTTGTACGTTGTTTATCTAAACTTACAAGATAGTCTTCATAGTTTTCTACATAATCTCGAATCTTGTCAACTATCAAACCTCTATACTTTCTATAAGCAAAGTAATCTTCAGTCCATGCACTTGGATATTTAAATTCAGGCA